CCAGCTGTTGCATGGCTGGGAGAATACCGCCGAAGCGGTTCTCCAGGGCGCGCACGGCTCGCAGCGTGGCCTTCAGGGTGAAGCTGTCGCTGCCGGCCTCGACGATGACGGTGCCGTGATTGGTCTTGGACATTGGAGTTTCCTTGGTATTGGGTACTGAGCAAAAAAGGCGCGACCAGCCGGAGGCGCCTCAGGTCGACTTCACGGAGTTGGTTCGACTTCGATGATCTCGGAGTTGATGCCGATGGTGACTGCCCGCTTGAGCACATCTTCTGCACCACCAACCTGCTTGCGAGACGACATCACCTTGGCGGCGAAGTAGTCCACGTATCCGCTTTCGTACTCGACCTTGATCGGGTAATCGAAGCGGCTGCGATCCTTCTGGGCAGCCTGCAGCGCAATCTGACCGGCGTCGTCGTCCAGCAGACCGATAGAAAGATCGACCGATCCGGCATCGGCCAGGCCTTTCAAGTGACGGGTTCGCGAGTCGGCAAGGGCGGCAAAGGTAACGTCGCCCACCTCGTCGCCGTAGTCGCCGATATTCTCGACTTCCCCGATTTGGGTGTAGGTAATACCTACCAGCAGTGTCTTGGCGGCAGCCAAGTCCTTGGGTAGATCGGCGGTAAGGCGCGGCCCGATGTAGATTCGAGTGCCGGCTGCGGTAGTAACAGGCATGGGTAGTCCTCCTGGGACAGGTGAAATGCCGCAACGCGGCGGATTCAAGGGTGAATCAGTGCTGGGTGATGATGCTAAGGGTTACGGCGCCTTGGTAAGTGACGCAGTCAGGCTCGCGCTTGGTCTGCTTGCGCCTCACCTGCATAGACACGACGTGACCGGTGGCCATCGGCAGTGGCTGGTTATGCAGCAGCGAATCGATGGCAGACATGATCTCGTGCACTTCCTTCTGCCCCCGGTGCTGGCTCCAGACAGAGAGGTACAAGAAACGCTGATCTTTTCGGCTAGCCAGGAAGTCTGCCTCGTCGGCGATCGAACTATCGATGGTGACGTATGGGAAAGGGCTGTTGTCTGGAACGCCGTCATGTACTGGACATGACAACCCAGAAGACAGCCTTTCATGAAGAGCCACCTGCAGCGCAAATGATGGATCGGACATTCAACCTCCCTTAGCTGCCTTCGACAGTGATCGGCCGACGGCAGCACGAATGTTCGCCAAAACGAATTCACGGTTTACATCCATCGCTGGACGAAGCCACGGATGCGCAGGGCGCGCCGGAATGTCAGGGTATTTGCCGAAGAAGTTGGTGCCGTCAGCCTTGTTCTTAACATCACGCTGCCGCAACCCGTTGCGACGCCCTCGTAGCTGCGTGGTGTCGCGATTCTTGGTGTGCACACCACCAATTGCGTTGCTGTCAGCTCGTCGGTAGATTTTGCCCGAGTAGCCCTTGGTGCCGTACTCGATGAATCGCATGTAGAAATACCGCCTATTGGCTTTCTTACCCCTGATCCCGATTTGAGCATCAAGGCCGCTTTTCGATACGAATGCGGTAACGGCATTCGCCGCAGCGCCTGTATCTCGCGGGATGAACTGGCGCATGCTATCCAGTATTCGTTCAGCGCCCTCCTGCATTGAAGTCCTGACCTCGTTGTCCACCGTCTGGTGAATAGTCCGAAGCAGGCGACGCAGCTTGAAGTCGCCGGACATCCGAGAGCGGCGAGCCATGTTAGGCCTCCTGGTCGGAACCTGCGCGCTTAGGCGCGGACGAAGGTTTGTCAGGTGACGACACCTCCTCTGCCTGCCGATTCTCGATCAGCACGCGGCCTTCCTCTGCCTTCACATCGAAGGTTTCGCCAATGGTCTTGCGACCCATCGGGCCAGAAATATTAGCCAGGGCTCTTACTTTCATGGGGTTTTCCTCAGGGGTTGATGACGTTGGAGCACAGCAGGCGGAGCATGTCGCGCTCGTTAGCCGGGAGAGCAGCCTCAATCAGGTAGGTATCACCAGTGGATTTGTGAACCAGGCGCATGCCTGCCGCAAAAATTCGCGAGTAGCGTACTTTGACCTCGGCCGTAACTACGGCCTGCACCTGGTCAGCAATCGGCTGGAGCCGTCCGGTGGGTAGTCCGATCTCGGCCCATACGGATTCACGAAGAACGCCCCACTGTTCGGCCTTGCCGCCCCCCGGTTCAGGCACCAGAGTGCAACTCTGAAGAGTGCACTTATGGCGCAGAGGTCCGGCCCTCATATGCCCCACCCGATACGATGCGGCGTCAGGAGCGCCTTCGAACCTTGCGGCAGTTCGGTGGCGATGGTCCCGATCACGACGTCCTCGCGGTTGGCGTAAAGGTGGCCGAGGATCAGCAAGCAGGCAGCCTTGATCTGCTTATTGCAGACCATGGGGGACTCGCCGGCATCGTCGGCAGCGACAGCTTCGTCCAGTGCTTGCTGATCTGCGTAGAAGCGACGGTTCAGATAGTCCATAGCCTGCCCTTCTGCCGCCTCGATCAGGAGCTCCAGGTATTCATCATCATCGTCAGGATCTCGGAGATGATGCCGGGCAATGGTCAAGCTGATGACCGACATACCCTTACTCCTTCAGCGGTTCGAGCGATGCCAGATTCCGCTGCACCAGTTCCTCCGCATGCCGGCGCGGGACCGCATAAGCAGGCCCGCCACGACGACGAAGCTCGCCTTCATCCATGTAAGACCGCAGCGGATAAATCTGAAGAGTCGCAGGGTTGGGCTTCGCCTGCTCTTCTGGTGCCACCTGATCAGTGCCGGCGCTGCTTCTGGCCAAGGTTGATGCAGCCGGACCGGCGTCTTCGGATCCCGCAGCGTCAGTTGTGGCGATGCCGGGGCTGGTACCCTGATCGCCCGTGGCGACATCCGGCCCATTGCCGGCGACTGCTTGTCCTTCTGGCGGCACCAGCCCCGAGCCTTCCGCTTGGCCTGGAGCAACTGCCGGGACACCCGAGTTGGTTGAGTCGCTGCTATCTGGGACAAGCGCAGTGCCAGCCGAAGGAGGCGGACCGGCAGTTTCAGAAGAGCTGCTGCTGGAGTCAACGGTGGTGACCGGATCCTTCGCATCAGCCGTGGATGCTGGTGTTTCCTGTTTACGTGCCATTTGATTACTCCATTGGGGCGCCATCTCTGGCGCCGCGTTGCGGAAGAGTTAAGGAGTGACCAACGGGCCAGTGACGAACGCCTCGTCGCGGTAGATCGCGAATGCCAAGCGCTCCTCGGCACGGATCGTTGCCATGTTGTTCTCGAAGTCCTTGTCGTTCTCGGTCGAGATCAGCACTTCGATCTCCATGCGGTCGAAGATTTGTGCGCCGAGCTTGAACGCGCCGACCAGGAAGTCGTTCTGGGTCATAGCCTGAGTCGAAACCACCGGGCGATTCCAGAGCTTCGCGTTGGTGCCTTCCTGCGGCTGGCCGATGATGTACCGGCCCTCTCCATCCTTGGTGAGCTCGATCGCTGCCCAGTCGATGGGGTTCAGCACGATGCCGTCCGAGGGGAAGTCGGCCAGCTCTGCTTGCAGCAGCGCGAGGCGCAGACGGTCGATCCGTTGCTCGCCCACTACCGTCAGCCCGGCCTGCGGGGCATACAGCTGAGCAACAGTTACAAGACCCTGCAGGTTGGCACCGGTACCGTTGCCGTAGAGCAGCTGAGCCTCTTCCGCCATGTTCAGGCCGTAGCGAGCGCGACCGTCGATGTAGCTCTGGAGTGCCTTGGCATCGTCGAGCATCTGCCGACTCGCCTTGAACAGGTGGGCAATGGTGCGGACGTTCGCGGTGGTCAGCGCGAAGGTGATGTCGGAGTACGGCTTGGCGGTGTTCTCCGCCACGGTCCGCGCGTTGTTGGTGAATCCGGTCTCGCGAATGTACTCGATGGAGTTCGACTCGGTCTGGCCCGGCGCCACCAGGTCGCGAATGGTCAGCCGACGCTGAGGCGGAGCAACGACGCCAGCCAAACGCTCAGCAGGCACCAGGTCCCCGCCGGTTGCGGTGGTAATGGCCGCGCGCGGTACGGACACGCGGCGAGACCCGCGGAAGGACGAGTTCATGTCCTGCATTTCTTCGCTGCCGATCACCAGGGCGCCAACCGACTTCTGCGGCTCCTCCTGATTGCCGCGGTCACGGCTGGCGTTCACCAGCTTCTGCTCAGCTTCGCCCAGGCGGGCATTGAGCTCACCCTGCTTGGTCAGCAGTTCGTCGACCTTGGCACGGGTTTCGGCAGTCATCTCGCCTGACGCCTTGATCTGTTTGTCGGTAGCCTCAGCTTGGGCTTTGATCTGGTCGCCAATGCCCTTGAGGCTGGCGTTGAGTTCCTTGACTTGGGCTTCAAAGTCCATGGTCACTTTCCTTTCAGAGAATTGAGGAGGTTGGTTGCCGCGCTCAGAGAGGCGGAGAGGTCTGGCGCGACAGCGCGAGGCTTATCGGGCGGGGCAGCGTTATGCGTACCCCCGCCGGCAGCGCGAGGCATGCCGGACTTGAAACTGGCGAATAGTTCACGGCGCTCGGAACGAGGCATGCCGCCCTTGGCCAGGGCTACATCCATGGCCTTGAGTGCATTGGCCTGCGCGGCGTCTTCGGTTTCGCGCTCGGTGACCTCTGTCGACGACAACAGCCCGGTGGCCAGGCCCAGCTCCACGGCGCGCTTGCCACGGATGTAGGTCTCGTCGTCCATCAGCTCAGCCATGTCCTCTGCCGACTGCCCACTGGTCTCGGCATAGAGGTCGGCCATCGCGGCGTCGAACTCCTGCATGTCGTCGGCGATATCACGCAGGTAATTGCGATTGCCAGCGAGCCAGGTCCAGCAGTTGTGGATCATGAGGAAGGCGCTACTGGCCACCTCACGCTTCTTGCCAGCCAGGAAGACAATCGAAGCAGCGCTGGCGGCCATGCCGAGCACCTTGGTGGTGACCTCATGGCTGTGCTCTTGCAGACGGTTGTAAATGGCGATGCCTTCGAACATGTCGCCGCCTGGCGAGTTGATGTAGACGGTGACATCTCGCTCGCCGATGGCCCGCAGAGCGGCATCGATTCGTTTCAGCGTGACGCCTTCGCCATACCAGTCTTCGCCGATCACTCCGTAAACAGTGATGGTGTCCGAGGTGTTCTCGACGGCCGCCTGGATCGCGGGATTCCATTTTTCGAGCGCGCGCGGGCTCATCTCGCTGCGCAGGCCGCGAGACTGGATCTTGTGCTTCATGGATTGCTCCCGTGATTTACTTTTCCGGCTGTTGGAGCCAGTTCATCAATGCGGCCCTTGCGGCCTGGCTATCGTTTTGCTTGCCCAGCTGGTCAAGTGGCACCAGGTTGGATTGCACGGTCAGTACATCGCCACCCGGCATGCTGGGAAGGTTTTCTTTCCGCCGGCCCTCGTTTCGGGTCATGTAGCCGTTCTGCCCCATCGTGCTGAGATAGGCCGCGCGACCAGCGCTGTCCGCACGCAGGAACGCTTCAAGTGAGTACTCTGCGTAGAACTTGATCCGGTCAACAGCCGTCATGCACCACTTGTTTACGCACTGCTCGATAGGCGCCGTGAAGGACATGATGCAGTAGGTGAGAAACGCGATCTGCTGCTGTTCCAGGCCGGTGCCCCAGTTGCTGCCCTTGTCGGTCTTCATCACCATCCAGGGCGGAACACCGAACCATCGGCAGATCTCTTCGATGCTGTGGCCTCTCGACTCAAGCAGTTGAGCATCGGCAGGGTTGATGCCGATCATCTCCGGCTTCACGCCTTGCTCGAGCACAGGGCTCTTGCCGGCATTCAGCGCCCCGGAAATGGTCTTCACGTACTCACGAAACTCAACGCGCTGGGCTGGGTTGAGCGTCTTGTCCACCGAAAATGCGACCGTGGGCATCATGCCGTTTCGGAACGTGCTGTTGGCGGCATCGTCTGCTGACATCGCAGAACCGAACACGTCTGCACCGTACCGAATAGCAGAAAGGCCGACTCGGCCGTCCAGGGTGAAGGCTGGGATGTGCAGCATGTCCTGCCGCTGGATCTCTCGACGGGCTCCCTTTCGGGGCCTGAAGAAATACCTGAGCCGTCCATCGTCGTCGAACTCCAGATCGACTCTCGACGGCATCAGGAAGTCCAAGGCGATGACGCGCCCAGCAGAGCGATGGATCTCGCAGTAGGCGTTGCCCCACAACAGCATCGAGGCGACGACTGCCTGCCAGAAATGGAAGGCAGCCATGTCTTCGTTGGGGCTGTTGTGCACAACGTCGTACAGCGGGAAATCACGGGCGCTCTCTCGACTACCATCGGGCATCCGCCGGTAGATGCTCAACGGAAGGCCGGCTACCGAAGTCGAGATGATACGGACGCATGCCCACACGGTGGACAGGCGCATGGCCTTGTCGACGCTGACTGACTTCCCACTACTGGACTGGGCGCCGTTGAAAGCGCTCCAGAAACCTCCATCCGACAGCTTGATGGTCTTGCCGAGCCATTCACTCATACTGGCTGAAGGCTTGGTGACAGCAGCCCCCAATGCCTGGGATAGAGATTTAATCACTGACAAGCCCTCTGCGGATGAAGCCGGCGATGCAGAAAAAGCTCAGCGATCCCGCCAGCAAAGCCCAGCCGGTACCAGCCAGCATCCAGACGCCCCCGCATGCCAAGCAGAAAGCGACCACTGAGCAGGCTATGAAAATATGAAATGCGTTCATGCGATCAGTGGATCCCGAATGCCTGCCATGAAGTTGTCCATTCCCCCGCGGCCTTCAGGATTGAGGCTGATCAGAGAAACGGCGTTGAAAGTAGCCATGAGCGGGTCGATCTTGGCCGTGCCCGAGGCCTGCTTGGTGATCAAGAAGGCGTTGGCCGACGGGACGCCTTTGGCGTTCCCGCACGACCAGGCCATGAGCGGCTGGCCGCAGTGCAGCAGCGTGCCCTCGGCAAGCTTGCGTTCCGTGGTCTTGATCGCGCCGGTCAGCTTCCAGCCCTGGGAAATGCCAACGATCTTGTCTTCTTCGACGCCGGCATCTGCCAAGGCATCAAGAACGGAGCCAATGCCAGCCGGGTCTAGCCCGACCTTGTCCAGCAGGCCCGACTCATTAATGCGCTTAACGATGGCAGCGAATTCCTCGACGTCATCGCCAATGCGCTTGACGATGGTCAAATCGCCAATCGCTTCGAGATCCTTGAGCCTGGGAGCTTCGGACTTGCGCCGCTCAAGCACCGATGGGTGGGCCCAGGCATGCGCCCAGTGGAACCACCGTCTCGTACCAGCCTCTCGACCTATGACAGCAAGCCCGAGCAAGTCGTCCAGGCCGCCACCGTCACCGCCCACATCAATGACCTCGCACCGCTCAAGGATCTGCTCCAGGTTGAGCCAGGTGGCCGCCTGCGGCTCCCAGAACTCTGCCCCTACCCAGGCGTCCGACATCAGGGCCAGGCCGATCTCGATGTTGAGGTGCTTGGCCAGGAAACCACGCAACTCAGCTTCG